TAATTAGTAGTCTTTTTATGTGGTGTTACGACTCAGAGAGACTTACTGCACAAAGGACTTTACTACTATACCTTATTCATTCGCCAACTTTTCAAAGTATGACATTGCGTCATCATCATCGTCTGCACCGAATGTCCCACCAGCAGCAACTGGTTCTGGTGTTGGTTCAGACTTAAATGTTGGTGTGAATGGACTTTCCTCTTCATCAACCATTGCAGCAGCAGTTTTTGTTGCAACAACAGTTCCAGAAAGAACCGCATCCAAGCGTGTCTTCAACTCATCATAAGATTTGAAGTTGGTTGGTGCAAGGAATTCTGCAAGAGAATATTCCTTGTTATAGATTGCCTCAAGTTCTTCATCAGAACCTTTTAGCGCAGATGGGGAATCGAACTCTGACTTATCATAGTTCCAGTAACCATCAACCTTACGAATCTTCAATTTGAAGTTCGCACCTTCCCACAAATCAAAAGGATTGATTGCAGTCTCATCTTCAAATGCAGGCTGCATTGCCTCCATCAACTTGTCAAAGATTTTCTTTCCATAAGAATAAAGGAAAATCTTACCTTCATTCTCTGGGTTTGAAGGGTCACTCACAACATAAATGTTTGAGTAATACTTCAACTTCCTCTTTTGTTTACGAGCAATCTCTTTATCACTCTCAACACCAGAGTTCCACAGTTGTGAATTATATTCACTTACTGGGTCTTTCTGATTGAGTGTGGTTAGAGAGTTCTCAATAAACCACTGTCCAGTAGGGCCTTGGAATGCGTGATTGAATACACGAACCCATGGCAGTTCCTCACCCTTTGGTGCAGGCAGGAATCGAATTACTGCGTAACCATTACCGGCCTTGTCAACATTGGGTTTCCACAGACGTTCATCAACGTATGACTTTTTATCTGTAGCAGGGGACTCGTCCTTTTGGACTTGTGCGAGTAGTTTATCCAGAGAGTTCTGGTTTCTTAGTGCTGAAATAGACATATTTTTCTCCTATGTTTATATGTGTTTCGTATGTTTAAGTATTTCACGTTTTTCATTATATAGTCTTATTTATATCACATTAAAACGCCAAAGTCAAGAACTAAATTTAAATCATCTAATTCTAAATACTCGACATTTTCATGTTCTCTCCACTCTTCAACAAACTGACTCGTTCCATCAGTTCCAAGTGGGGCAGGATTCACCTTCCAAAACTTTGTATCGGGGAACGCCTCAAAGTTCTGTTTGTGTTGTTTAATCCAGTTTACAGAGGGTGTCTCACTAGCATCTTGTGTGACGTAATTTGACGTTCCTTTGTATACGTTATTAACCAACCCTGTTGAACTACCTAAATCAAATCCAATTAGAAATACATCTGTTGGATTGTGATCTTCGATAGCCATCCTTACTGCGATTGGGCCTGCACTCCAACCACTGTAATCTTCTGGTATCAGATAAACTTCATCGTTTTCTTCTACCCATGTAACCCATTGATGATGGTTGCCCATTTGTTGTCGTAACAAAATCTCATCAAGTTCTTCACCATTATCAGCAGCAATCTTCTTTGCCGCTTCTACTAGTCTCATCATCTGATTGGGGTCTGTTCCATTCAAAACAAATTGTGTTCTGCCCTGTTTTGGATTTTCTGAATGAAGTGATTTGTGCCAACCTTCAAAAAGATTAGTATCAACTATCATTTCATATGCATCACCAGGCAGTTTAGTCCATGAACGAAAGTAACATTTGTTTTTTAGTGCATAACCAGATTCATATACTTCATGCATCATACCACCATCAACACAAATTAGTGCATCTGGTGTGAAGTCACGATAGAGAGCATTACACCCATAGACAGGGCCACAGGTTTTCAGTGATCTGAGATTAACTGATTTCCTAGACTCACCATTTCCAAGTATAAACACTCTACTCATTACTTATATGTCACCTTTATATTTTGGTATGCATTATTCCATTCTTCTGGTGTTGCATCCCATAATTTTTTACGAGGTTCAACCCCAAAATCCTCAGTTGCATTAGATTCAAACGAATCCCAACCTTTGCTACTATACCCATCTTCGGGAACAAAGTCAAGAGCTTTTCCTTCTGGAATATGAAAACCAACTGCCTTTAGATAATTGGTAAACTCTTGACACATATCATCTAGACTTGCATCACTAGGAATAGTGAACTCAACTGTAACTGGCAGTTGTTCTGGATAAGTATTTTCATAACTAAATTTGTGCATTATAATTTCTCCATTAGTGGGAAGATTTTTGCAATTTCAATCGCACACTTCTGTGCAACTTCCATATGCTCCTTTTGTGTTCCATTTGCAGAACGTAATTCAATATAGTGAATCCATGAACGTAGTGTTCCATTCATATACAGTCGTGTCTTTTTCAAACCTTCTGGTAGAACCGCACGAGCCTGTTCTTTTGCAATACCATTATCAATCGCCCATTGGTATGCTTTACGAGATGTTTCGATAACACCAGATTGTCGGCGTTGCCATTCTACAATCAAATCTTGGTGTGTTTGATTATCAATCAATGAGGGGTCGTTCTCAATCTCAATTGAGTTTTGACGATTCTCTGTGTCCTGTAAACGACATTCCCTTTTAGTAAATGCCTCACCCATTGCAGATGGTTCTGCATATCGTTGTGAAAACTCTTGAAAACTAAAACTACGATGACGCACAATCTGGTGTGCAATATCACGAGTAGTCTCAACCTCTATGCAAGCGCTAGCCATCTCCAATGGTGACCAATGTTTGTGTTTACATAGATATCGTATGAGTTTTTCGCTCGTTTTGTGCGATTGTTGGTTCGCTGGATTGGAGACACGGGCGCAATACGATATAAGTTCTTGGACATCGTTACCGACATATAATTCTCCTTCTGGTGGTTGACTGTAACTAATGAGTCTTGCTGTTGTCAGCATTTTATTTATTTCCTTATTCTCCGTCACTATCATCATCCTTCTTTTTCAATGAATAACCACCTGTTGGCAGTTCTTCCCATATTACTGTATCACCTGTATCCCAACCAACTTGATCTATGCAACCTGGCGGGAACTCTATGAATAGTTCTTTAGTCTTACCGTCCTGTTGAACTTCGACTATCCAACTATTTTGTGACATTTGTTTGTATTTCATTTTATAACCTTCTAAAAGTAGACAGTTTCACATCATGTCTAGGATGGCCCACTCCTGTGACACCATCTGTTCAGTTATTTTGCAAGGGGAACAGAACCCTTGAAGTGGTGCGCCTAAAGGGACTTGAACCCCCACGCCTCTCGGCACTAGAACCTAAATCTAGCGTGTCTACCAATTCCACCACAGGCGCATCGTCTTAATTAAACCTACGAGGTTTAGGACGATAGTGTCCACGATTAGCAGCATCTGCCAATCGCTTCGTAAGTTCAGCATCTCGCTTTTGCAATTCTGCGAGATCGAACTCTAGAACTTTCATACGAGCATTAGTTTCACTCAACTTAGCACGATAGAAGTCTCGTTCCCTAATCAGTTCTTCCTGTGTCATCAGAAAGTCTCCTTAATCAGTTTGAGAAGTTGAACCTTGCATTTCTCTTTATCATAGTTGAGAAATGCCCCATATTTGACAATTAACCGTCTATTGTCAGGCCATACTAGATCATCTTTTAATTCCTTATCCCATCGTTTCACATAGTTCAGTAATCCTTGTAGAATTACCATCGTTTCCAAACTAACTCGTTTTGCGAGGAAGTTCTTTAATAATACAGGATGTTGTCCCTTTTGTAAAGAGAAAATTTCATTAAAATCGGCAACTTGTAAAAAAACTGTAGACATATCTTTAATGAAATTATAAGTGAGTGATTGACGGTATTTAAT